AGTCCCGCATGTATGAAGTTCGCAGGCATTTTATCGACGACATAGGCTTTTCCGTCCGAAAGTGCCGTCACTTTGGAAATATAGGCATCGCCCATCGCATGCAGCCTCTCTCCCGTCATACCATTCATGGCATCCGGTACGCCGCCCATTTCTTCAATAATCTGGCTTAAGTTTTTCAACTCTCCGGCCCCATGGATTTGGGGGTGCGAGGCGAGGATCTGTTCAATCAGTGTCGTGCCTGATCGCGGCATGCCCAGCACAAAAATCGGCATGGACGAGGACGCGCCCATGTCCTTGAATTGCTCGAAAACCGAGGGCGGAAAGGCAAGGGCAATATCGTTCATCCATTTGCTGGCCGCATCCGGGTCATATTGGATGATGTCGCGCTTCATTTTATTGCCAAGGTTCAGATGCGTAAACGCATTGTCTGAATCGCCAATATCCATAAAAGCCTTGCCCAGCGCAAAATGGATATACATCCGGTCGCTATGGGATTGCACGCCATTGGGCTTGGCCAATGCCCGCATTTTGTCCAGCGCCGGATCGTCTGGCTTGAACTTCACAATATCGCTGCGACCATGCCAAGCGACCGCAGAATTGGGAAATTCTGTCACAATTTCACCAAACAGCTTGAGCGCTTCGTCACTGCGCCCATTTTCCTGATAGGCCATGGCGCGGGCCGCCAGAATGCGTTCCCGAATGGCGCTGGGCAACGCCAGCGCCTGATCGAAACAGGCAATTGCTGCATCAAACCGACCAAGGCTGAGGTAAACAATGCCGCAGCTATTTTGCACTTCGGCATTATCAGGACTTAACTGCGCCGCCCGTTCGGCGCTGAGAAGAGCCTCATCCAGCTGTTCGAGATCCTTGAGCGTCGTCGCCCGCGCGGCCAGCGCCAACGCATGATCGGGCGCAAATGTGATCAGTCGGTCCAACCATTGCAACGCCACTTGATGACGCCAGCGGGCATTTTCCGTTGCCGCAAGATTGATATAGGCATCGATCAATCTGGGGTTGAGGGCGATGGCACGCTGGCCATATTCAACGGCCTTGTCATATTGGCCCTGTTCGTTGCACAAATTGGCAAGATTGGAATAGGGTTCGGCGTAATGGGGGTGGATCGCCAATGCACGCTTCCAATGTGTTTCGGCCTTGGCAAGCTGTCCCAGCCGTTTGTAAGTATTGCCAAGATTATTATGCGCGCTGGCATTGCGGGGATCGAGCGCAATGACCTTTTCAAGGCAGGCACGGCTTTCATCAAGCTTGCCGCTTTCCTGCAAGACAATGCCAAGGTTATTCCATGCGCCAACCAGCTTCGGGTCCAGCGCCACGGCCTTGCGGCCATAATGTTCCGCCTCGGTCAACACACCTTGTTGACGCAGCATTTCCGTCAGATTGCTGAAATGCAGCGCGGGCGCATGAGGCGATTGGCAGGCTTGGCGCGACATGGTCCAATGCANNGCGGATATTGCCCATATTGTACGCGATCAGGCCCAACATATGCAGCGCATGAGGCTCACCCGGCACCTCCGCCAATAGGCGTTGGCAAATAACCGCTGCATGTTCGCGGCTGTCCCTTTATTCATATGGGCCTGCGCCTGCGCCAAGCCAGACTGAATAGCCTGTATTTGCTGGGACGAAAGACGGGGTGCGTTTGCGGTCATATATGACAATTTCCAACAGATCGCAGGTCAGTGCAATCGACGATAGGGTAAAATGCAATTGGCCCCATGCGATAACGCATGGGGCCAATCATCATTCGGTCAGTAAAGACGAAAGGTCAGAAACCGACCTGCAAGCCCGCCATGAGATTTGCATTGGTCTTGCTGCTATACGCCTCGCCGCGCACAGACGCCGCCAGCGTAAATCTGGCAGCAGGGGCGATGGTATAGCCGATTTCCGCAACACCATAGCCGCGCGCCTTATTGTCGCTCGCCTCATTGGTCAGCGAGAAACTTGCCAGACCATTGATGCTGCTGGTGCCTGCAAAGTTATTTGCATCCGATTGCAGATCGAATTCGATGCCGCCACCCCATTTATAGCTGACCTTGTCGTTCAATGCGCCGTCGATCCACAGGCCCGTCTTGGCCGTGATGATGCGTTGGCGATAATTGGCATAGCTTACCGGATATTCAACGGTCTCGCTGCTGGCCTCGGTATAGGCCTTGCGTCCCGCATAGCCATAACGCAGGCCGATATAAGGCATCACGCGCGATTGGCCCGTGAACGTATAGCCATAGCCCAATTCGCCGCCAATGGCCCAAGCCTTGAGGTTGGAATGACCCATGCCCGCTTCGGTGTCTTCCAGCGCATTCGACCGCAAGATCGACACTTTGCCAGCATGATACGCGCCGGACAGACGTGCCTGGATGCCCATGCCGCCCGCCTTTTGCGTATAGCCGATAAAGCCACCGAACATCGGCTGTTCGCGATGGTCGATGATCCCCGACAGCTTGTTTTCGCGATCAACGGTATAATCCACGAACACGCCCAGTCGGGTGGTCGAGGACAGGCGATAGGCCGCCGTTAGGACGCCTGCGACTTCATTCTGGCCCTGCAGGCTGGAATAACGCGCATTGAAGGAGACGCAGACATTGTTCTTGCCAAAGTCCGTGCAATCATAGCTCAACGCATAGGTCGCGTTCGCCGCCCGATTGCGCAGCGCCGCCAACACCTGATCACGCGACAGGCCCAGCGCCTGCAACGTATTGCCAGCATCGACGCCTGCCAGCATCAAGACCACCAGATCCCAATTCCCCGCCATCGCCGCCTGTTCCAGCAACGTCCATTGGAAGTCGCCCAATGTCCCCGTCAATTCGCCATTGACCGCACTGATCCCCGTCAGCACATCGGTATAGGTGATCGCTTCAAGGGTGGAATCTGGCGTGAGGCTGAAGGAGGCAAGATTGGTATCGCTACCCAAATATACCAATTGGCCGTAATTGGTAGGCGAGGTGATATGCGCGACATATGCGCCCGGCAGCGTACCGAAATAGGTAAGCGGTGCAGCGCCATTCACGGCCATTGGGGTTAAAACGCCAACAGGGGTGAGACCGGCACCGCCGCCCTGTCCGTTGATCAATGTGTTGATCAGGCCGTCATTATAAATGCCTATATTATTACCGCCCGTGAAGACGCCAAGATTTGTCAGCGCGTCGATCGTGCCAGAGCTAGAGTTATAGATGCCAGAGGTAAATAATTCAGCGCTGCCGCCACTAATGAGGCCGCTGTTGGATAGCGCATTGATCGCGCCATCGTTGTAGATACCGGCAGTTGCCCCTGAAATCGTGGAGTTTATGTTATTATTCAGCGTATCAATCACGCCATTATTTTGATTCCAGATGCCATCATAGCTTGATGTGCCACTAATCGTCCCATTATTGGTCAGGCTGGTGATTGTTCCATTGTTGCTAATGCCAGTGCTGTCGCCACTAATCGTCCCATCATTGGTCAGGCTGGTGATCGTGCCACTATTGCTGATACCCGTGCTGCCCATGATGGTGCCGGTGTTGGTCAGTGTGGTGATCGTGCCACCGTTATCAATCCCAGGGTAGGATGAGGTGCTGATAATCGTCCCGCTGTTGGTCAATGTGGCGATCGTGCCGACGTTGATGAATCCGGGGCTGGAAGTGATGCTGGCCATTGTCCCACTGTTCGTCACTGACGTAAGCGTGAGACTATTTGCCAAGCCGTAGATGGGGCCGGTGCAATTGATGGTTGTGCTCGTGAATTCGCACGCTGGAACTGCCATAGCGGGCACAGACGGTGCGACCGAAAGGGCGATTGCAAAAGCGAATGCGGATGACCCACCCAAAAGTTTGGCGGGATTTTTACCGCGCCCGTGCGTGCAATTTGTGTGGCTGTCCATCATCGTAACATTCCCATTTTGAGCGCAAAAAATATGCATAAACTCATAAAGTGGGCGCGATATTTTATGTCATGATGCTAACAAGCATAAAATTGCATTAGCTTCATATTTAAATGAATTATATTATTTTTTAAAATAAAATTACAAATTAACGGGTTTATCAATATTCATCAGAAATATGGCTGCATGATTGGTATGCGCGATTAAGACTGGGATTGGGGGAGGCTTATCTCAACGCCAAAGCCGGTGTTCATTCCGGTCATGCTGCCGCCCCACCAGAACGAGAGGCGAACGAATTCGACACATAAAATCGTAGCGCACACATAACCGAACACAAGGCGGTTGATTGCTTGGCGATGTGTCGCGTAAGTTTTTGAAAATTGGTGCACCCGAGAGGATTCGAACCTCTGGCCTCTGCCTTCGGAGGACACCGCCAACCGATATTTCAAACACTTATGGGCGACGTTGCCCGCGTTGACTGACGCTCTGCACCCCTGTTTTCGGGTGGTAGCGAACCCAAGGGACGCTACCACCATTTTAGGCGTCCCTCGCCAGCAGGCCGACCGCAACAGCGACCGGGCCGGGGATAGGAACCCGGCCCCGTTCCCATGCGCTGATCGACTGCCAGCCATGCTTGCCCATTTGCAAACGCTCGGCGAGCGCTCGTTGCGTGAGGCCGAGCGCCTTGCGGGCGGAGCGGAACTCGTCGGCGGTCATACGTTTGCCCGTTCACCGATCTTCTCAACATGAGCAGCCGCGACGGGGTTTGCGTCGGCAAAGTAGCCATAGAGAACCGCCTCGACATTGCGGGCAGCGTCACAGGTCGGTGCGGCAAATCCAAGGGCGTTGATACCGCTGATAAGTTGATCGGTGAGCAGCCCAAGCAACTCGATCACCTCCTTCTCACGCAGCGTCTCCGCGCCATCGGCAAAGTTGGAAAGGCGGTCGCTCAAGGCGGCGGCGTTAATGCTTCGGCTAATGGTCATATCGGGTTCTCCTGATGGGGGTTAGAGTTGGGCGAGAAGGTTGGTAGCGAGGCGAGAATATGCCTGCACCACATTGCGCGGGGTCATATCGGTATCGAACACAAAATATTTTGCGTCTGCGAGCAATTCCTCAGCCTGCTCTCTGGACAGTTCGTAACTGCCAGCTTTGCCGATGAAGTCGTAAACGTCGCGGGTCATATATTCGTTAGCGATAGTGGACCCGATGCGAACCTTGATGCTCATTTCAATCTCCCTTGCGGTGGGGTCAATCCCCGTTGAACTAGCCTCTATATATAGGAGAAGCCCTATATCATCAACTCAATAATCACACCGCGAACAATTCATTTGCGCCCGCGCCGCCCAGTAAAAGCGTCGGCCACGTTCTTCTGGTGGTCTGGGTGGTGGTGGGCATAAAGCCGGGTCGTGCGCTCGTCGGTGTGGCCGAGAAACCCGCCGATTTCATGCAAGGGGACACCGGCCTGCGCCAGCCATGTTCCGCAGGTGTGGCGAAGGGTGTGTGGGGTCACATCGACAAGGCCAGCCCGTTTGCAGGCTGACCCGAAAGACCCGTCACCCCGGCTGGTGGGATCGCCTTTCCACGCGCCGCCAATGTCTAGGATTTGCTTGCCCTTGTCATGGACAACAAACCCCAGATCGCTGTCCCGGCGCTTGTAGGCGCACCGGAGCGCGGACAGGAGCCGGGTCGGGATATGGTTGTGGGCGCGTTTCTTGCTCGTCTCTGGCAGGATATTGCCTTCGTCATCCACGCGGGCAAAGTTGATGCGCCCGCTTTTCAGCTTCACCTGCGGCCAGCGAAGCGACAGGATTGCCTCTTTCCGAGCGCCGGAATAGAGCGCCAGCTTAATAAAGAGCGGGAGATACAGCCGCACATCGGATCGGGCATGGCGGGCTGCGTTGAGCAGTTGTGCCGCTTCGAAGCGTGTCAGCCAGCGTTCCTTGCCCTTCGGGGCCTGTGGCATGTGGACCGTCACCGGGCGCGTGATAACCCCCTCACCGTGCGCGTAATTGACCGCCGCGCGGAGAGTGGTCAGTTCGCGGCGAACAGTTGAGACGGCCCGCTGCCTGTATCGACCATATCCTCGGCAGGTTTCGCGCGTGATCTGCCCGACCGTGAGTGTCTGCCAAAACGGCAGAAGCGCGGAGACCGCGTAGGCGCTCCGCGCACTGTCCTCTTGCTCTGGGGCTTGCTCGGTCAGGTAAAGATCGAGAACCTCTGAAATCAGAATGTCGCTCGGATCACGCGGCCCGCCTCGGTTGCCGGTGGCCCGCTGCTGGTCGGCGATGAGCCGCGCGAGGAACGCTTGAGCCTCTCGGCTGTCTGTTGTGCCTGTGCTGCGCTTGAACGGACGTCCCTGCTCATACCATCGGGCATAGTAGAGGCCCTTTTCACGGTTCCAGTAGATATGCGCTCCACGGTTCGGGCGGGGCATGACACGGCCTCCTTGGCTTGTTGGATGAACGCGAGAACGTCCTCGCGGTCGAAGAGATAGGCTTTACCGAGACGCACCGCTGGCAATCCCTGCGCCCGCATCGTTCGAACGGTTCGGGGCGAGGGGAGGCCAAAAGCGTCGGCTACCTGTTCTGCTGTCATTAAGCGAACCATTCAATCCTCCACCGATTCAGGCGCGGGCTGAACCTGCGCCAGCCATGCGTCATTCACCACCTTAGCGATGTGCATCATAATTCCGTCGTCCTGTTCGCCGGATCGTAGCTGGCGGATGAACTCGGAATGTTGTCCAATCGCCGCGCGGTCGTCGGCGATCAGGTTGCGAAGTTGTTCAATGGTCATGCGGCGCTCCTATTGCCTTGGCGATGACAGCGCGGGCGTTCTTAATTAAGAGGTCGCCGCCTGCGTCCATCGCGGATTGATGTGCGTAATGAGATGCAAAGCCGACCAAGCGCTCTAGGTAGGCCAGCAACTCCGGGGCGGCGGCAATCAGGCGAGCGTCAGCATCGCTATCTTCCCCGCCCATCGCGCTAGTCAGATCAACCACATTAACTCGCTCGTTCGCATAATCCTCATTAATATCGGCCCAATCCGGCTTGACGTTCACAGCAACTATTCTGCTCCCGCGCACCTCCCAAGGCCCAGATGTATGGTTCCCGCTCATGCCGCCTCCCTCTCGTCATCGAGGACGGCCCCAACCAAGTCTTCACCCAGCACGGCACATAGTATCTGTGCGGCCAGCGCAGTTGGAGTGACGCCGCGCAACCCTGATTGCTCGATGAGCTTAGGCAGGACATGATTTGGCAACCTAATATCTTGGGTGGCCAAGCGCTGAAACTGATATCGCTGCGTGCGGCGCAGGCTGGTTTCAAGCGACTGCACCTGCTTCGTGTCAACGCCCAACGCGTCAGCGATGGAGCGCGTTGACCATCCATTTGCGCGCATGGCTGCGACAAAGGCGGTGCGGCTAGGATAACCGTTAAACGGCTTGCTCATTTCGATGCTCCCCAGACCCACCGGGCGTTTTCAACCCGGCGCTTGGCTGCGCGTTCCTCTGCAGCCAACTCTTCCGGCGTTGGCGCGTCAAAGATAGGTGGCGTCCATTTCGGATGCAGGGCGAGGTATCCGCGATAATCAAGCCGTGAGGTTTGCTGCTGCATCACTGCGCTCCTTTCAATTCGACAATCCGCGCCATTGCGTGCGACCGCAATTCGTCAGCGTCGATATCGTCAAAGAGGTCGATCAGGGCGGCGGCGCGGCTGTTCACATCGGCGATGATCTCCGCGCTGTCGATTTCAGCCTTGGCCGATTCCAAGGTCACCACCTCGCCGCGCTGCTCGTTGGCGTTCTCGGCCTGCGTGATCTCGCCGGTTTCTTGGTCGACCACCTCGGTCGGGGCCTGCGACTGCTCGATCAGCATGGAGGCGGTGAGGGGTGCGCTGGCCTGTGCTGTCGCGGCAATCCCCATCGAAGTATAATCGCGGACCTCTTCGGCGATATGCAGGCCCTTAAGAACATCCGAAAATCCGTCGCGCATTGCGAAGGCCCGCGCCCGCATCTGCCGCATCCGCGCCGTATATTGCGTCCAAGGGCCTGCCTTGCCTGCCAAACCCGCCTTTTTCGCGTCGTCCATGCTGAATGACCGCACAATAGGTGTTGCCCGACCAGCGCGGTTTAGGCGGCAGGTCGCGGTGTGGCCGTCGTCGGTCTCCTCCATGTCCTCAAGCAGGCCAGACGCTTGGACAAGCGCCAGCGCTCCGTCCCCCCAAAGCGAAGGGTTGCCGTTGATAACCGCAATGGATTGAAGCGCTGCGAACGGGGTCAACCCGACCTCCGCGCCAGCAATAATCCCAACCATCACCTTGTTTTGGTCGTTGCCATAGGCTTTCGGGGTCATGCCGCTGCTGGCAATTGCGCCTGCAAGCCGCCATGCTTCATCAATGCTGGTCGGCACAAATGCGGCGAGCTTGTTACCGGAATTCACCTGCGCTTTCACTGGGGGCTTTGCGTCTTGGGTTGCGATCTGAGTAGCCATTGTCGTTCTCCTTAATATGGAATGTCGTCGTCTGTGATTGGTTCGGGCTTATCGTTCGGCCCGATCAAGCTGCGTCGGCCCATGCGAGGCCATCCGGTGTGATCCCTTCGTCTACGCGCTTGCGCTCCCAATAGGGCAGGCCGCATTGCGCCACCTCGTCTGCGTATCCCGGCCATTTTCCCTTGTGTAGGCAGTCGGCGAAGGCATTGATGGCCCGCCTGTTGAGCCAGCGCCCGCGTTCAATGTCCTCGCCGGGGAGTTCCCAGAGCGCGACCACATGGGGTGCGTCCTTCTCGACCACCACATGCAGCCAGTGCGTGGGATAGTGGCCGTATATCGCCTTGATGCCGTCGGCGTAGAGCGCGGCGCTCATGTGATAGCCGTTGTTGGCAATCGCCCGCTCAAAGACCTGTCGGCTTGCGTCAGCGGCTGTTTTCACGTCTGGCACGATCCGTAGGTCGTGGCCGCTCTTGACGCTGTGTGGGCGGAAGTCTGGCCGCACACGGAGCCAAACACCAGTCTGGCTGTCCTGCCATGCCAGCGTCACTTCGGGGTCGCCGTTGATCAGCGCAGCGTTGGCAAATTGGTTTGCCCGCACCTCCCGCGCCATCGCCTGCACCGTCTGGGCCTCGGTTTCGTTCAGGATCGTTTTCCCGGCCTCGACCGCCTCAATATAGGCAGGCATTTCCGCTTCCCACTTCTTGTGGTGCGCGGCGCTGAACCCGGCTGGCGTGATGTGGTAAAACTCCTCCCATCGGTCGGCCAGCAGGATCACATCATGCACCGCTTTGCCGACCCGGAAATGCGTCTTGGTGCTTTCGGGTGGGCGGTTAGGGTTGAGCGCCGATCCGTGCCAGTAATGGCGCGGCGACTTGTTGAGGATGGTCTTGAGGCCGCTGCTTGAGATTGACGGCGCGGGGCAGATTTCCCGGCCATGATAATCCTCGGCGGCTATGTCGAGATATTCGCCGGGGGCGGTGATGAGTGGCTGCGTCATTAGCTTATCCATGCAAAAAACATCATGGCGACAATTGCAGCGCCAACAATGCAGGTGATGATGTCCAGCGGTTCGGAATCTGTGTGATCCGTGACACGCTCGGCAAGGGTTTTGCGGTCAATCTGGATCGGGTCGTATTTCATGCCGCAATCTCCGCCATCGAAAGCGCGTCAATTGTCGGTGCAGCGATCCGCAATTTGTTGGCGTTCTCAATGGCGATGGATAGCGCAGCCTCTGGTGAAGTGTTGCTATCTCCAGCGGTGCAGCGTCCAGCGTCAAAGTGGACATAGGCGCTAAAGAAGGTGCGGCCATTCGCAGTTGTAGTCATTGCGAAAGACAGGGCGTGCAGGCCGTGCTTGTCGGCAATCGCCTGCATTGCTTTGGCGAGGTCGCTCATTCCGCTGCCTCCCGATCCTGCATGATGCCATAGCGGTAATCCGCTTCATCATCTGCGCTGGTGTCGTCGTGCGGTCCGTCCCAGATCGCGCGAATGTCCGAATATGCATCGCAGTAGGCAGTCGTGATGCTTTCCATTGCATCGCAAAAGCGCTCGCTAGGGTCGAACGCGCCACCTTCTCCCGGCTCTACAATGTCGCCGAGCAGCTTAAACAAGTTCTCATCGCCGATCTTGCTGCCGATCAGTTTGATAACCGCCATCGCCTCAGTTTCTGTGAGGCGGGCTAATTCCGCGAGTGTTGCATTTGGTATGGTCATAGCTTCTCTCCGGCAGTGATTGCCTGTGGAGAGGTTATGGGGGATATTTCCCACGCCGTCAATATTTATGTGTGAAATTTCCCACGATCAGGCGCGGGGCGCAAAAAAGCCCGCCGGGTGAGGGTGGGCCAAGTTGTTGCTCGAATAAGCTGTTGTTAGATTGTTATCGTTCAATCGCTCGTGTGATGACCGACCCGGCCATTCCGATCATACCGCTGACGAAAAGCGCCAGACCGATATGGATGAACATCAGCTGCTCTTGCATTTTTTGTGCGTTTACCACCTCTTTTGGTAGGGATATCCCGGCGACCTCGCTTGGCAAATTCACCGTGACCGATGTTTCCATTGCCAGTCCGATCCAGACCAATATCACGCCACCTACCAGCATGGCCCAACCGAAAAACCGAAGTTCATCAACGCGGCCCTTTTCATCTTGCATATGACCTCCGATCCTTTTTTATTTATTCGCGCGGCATCACAAAAATGACTGGCGATGCCCACACCACCTCGACATTTTCCATGTCGGCGGCGTTTAGGCTGCGAAGTGTAAAACGGTCTTGGATTGTCCCGACCGTCAACTGTTTAAGATATGTCCCTCCATCCGTCAGATGAATCGCGCAGTATTTACCCAGATATGCAGGCAAAACTCCGTCGTGATCACGGCGCACATAAATCACATCGCCGGGATCATATTTTGGGAGCATGGAATCGCCTTTCACCATCAGTGCCATGAGTGGGCCGGGTGCGAGAGGCGGACGCGGAACTAACTCGTCTTCATGATCATCTTTGAAATAAGCAATCAAACCACCTGCTCCGATCTCTCCTAAAAGCGGCACTCGTGCAGACCCCGTTATATTTTCCACCGGAATATGGAGTGCCTCTGCAATCCGGTGCAGCGTTCCAATGCCCGGATTATCAGTGCGGTCCAGAAGATCACGGACGGCGGTCTGGCTTAAGCCAGCAGTACTGGAGAGGCTTCGGCGACTAAAGCCCTTCTCTTTCATTTCCCGTTCGATGATTTCGCGAATCGCCTGAATATCTGGGTTTGTATGCATGGATGAAATATCCCACACTCGGCCTTTGCTGGGGAACTCACGTAATATCCCACGCCCGCCCGCTTGACTGGGGGATATTTCCCACATATAACCTTCGTCATGTTGGACCTTATCACACAGATCGAAGCCTTCAGCACCAAGCACGGATTGTCCGAGTGGCAGTTTGGGGAATTGGTGATGAATGATCGTCATTTCATCCGCCAGCTTCGAACGGGGCGCGACCTTCGCATGTCTACGGTCGAGCGGGTCAAAACATTCTTGGACACATATCCAGAGGCACAGCCAGTCAGGGGCAAGGCGGCATGACATATCGATGATGGGCGGGGACGCTCAAAAAGGCATTTTTTCATAGCGGCGACACTAGCAGGCGAGGGGGATCAACTTCATGGTGAAAACAGAGCGCCTGACGCATGAAAAAGCGATATCACTGGTCGCCGCTGGCCTCCAACGCGCCGTTGCCACACATGGCAAGCGCACAGTTGCATATGTCGCAGGGTCAAGCGAACGGCGGATCGAAGCCGCCCTATCGCACACCAGCCTTCCGCACCTCGATATTTTGCTGAACATTCTCGACCTCGACCAGACGGTGCTGGATGAACTGTTGGCCTTTAAAGGTGTGCGGATTTCACCTTTGCACCCGGAACCGGGGAACGATCTTTCCACGGCGGCTGGCGTGATTTCAGCGATGGGCAACCTCGTCCGCGCAAATGTCGATGGGCCGCGATGCCACAACCAGACGTTGGCGATTGCCGCGCTGCTGCGCCCGCACGCCGGGGCCATTGAGGCCATCATTCATGAAGCCGACCAATTGAGAGGTGCGGCATGAACCAAGGAGAAAACCACATGAGCGACATTGTAGCGGCGGATCAACTTCGGCTTTTTATTGAAAGAGTTGAAAGACTCGAATCCGAAAAGCGCGGCATCGCTGACGATATCAAGGACGTTTACAACGAGGCCAAATCGAACGGCTATGACACCAAGGGCATGCGCTCGGTGATCAAGCTGCGCCGCCTCGAAAAGAACGCCCGCGATGAGGCAGAGGCCATTCTGGAAACATACAAAGCCGCACTCGGCATGGTTTGACAGTTTCGGGTCGCACCGAACGCGGGCTGGCGTTTTTGGAAGTCAGCGCCAGCCCGCACAACCTTAGGAGAAAGCACATGGATTACATTCTTGCTATCACCACCATCGCCGCAGGCACTTCGATCTGCGGCTATGTCGCGGGCAAATGGACGGCGATTGGAGAAATCAACCATCTTCGCGACACGGTGCATAAAACCAAGTCGAAGGTGGATGCTCTTTCCACGCGCCTTTGGCACACCGAGGCTGAACTGGAACAGGCCAGCAAAAACGACATGCCGCGCGATAAGGTGACGGGCCGATTTGTCAGCAAGGCCAACGCATGACCCGCAAGGAAATCATCGCCAACGCTGCGGTTAAAAAGCGGGAATTCACTGATTTGCTCTCTGAGGGGATCGACGCGACCAACGCAGCAAAGCGCCTCGGATGGCACCCGGCTTATGGTCGGGTGATGTTCCAACGCATCTGCAAAGAAATGGGACCGCAGGCAGCATGACGCAGGCGCAAAAAGAAGCTGAATATCGCTTGGATGCCGCCACCAAAGCGGTGCTGGACGCGATCAATGAACTCGGCATTGCCATTTCATTGTATCGCAAAGCAGCGGGGGCAGCATGATCCACCTCACGCTCCCGCTGCCACCCTCCTCCAACAACGCATATATCAATGTGCCGGGTAAGGGACGTGCGCCTAGCACCGCTCATGAGAACTGGAAACTGGTGGCCAGCACTATCGCCAAGGGTCAGCATAAAAAGGCTGGATCGCCGATCCTGCCTGCCAAGAAGCCGTATAAGTTGAGCATTCGCGTCAACATCGATCACAAATCAGACATTGCCAACCGAGAGAAGTTGCTCACCGACATGCTGGTGGCGGCAGGCATTCTACCGGACGATTGTTGGGTTAGCGAACTGAACATTTACCGCGACCGTACAATCAACGGCGTTGTCGTCACAGCGGAGGCATTATGAAAGCCAAGATCGCCGCCGTCGTCTGCCGCCTGCTTGGCATCCAGCCCGCAGCGCCACTGACGGATCGCCAAATCGAAACTCCGAAAACGTCGGGAAATCAACAGCAAAGAGTACTGGAACCGTCGCGCCCGCGAGACCAAAGCTATGCGGGAATGGTTTGAAGACCAATGTGCCATTCAAAACAAAACGGGCCGGTGAGTGCGGCAAACACTCAACCCGGGCCCTTTCACACGCGAAGGAACCGCGAATGAATAACCATGTCTGTATCACTGTCGCATGCGTCCCGCAATCTGCATGGGATGCCTATCGTGCGCTCCGCCTGCGCGAGGTCGAACAGCCTGCGCTCATCGATGACGAGTTGCACAGCCTCGCCGTCGGCTTTGCCATGTCCGCCTTTGTCGCCGAATTCGGCAGCGAGGTGACGCAATGAACGCCATAGCCGAAAACGCATTTTCACCATTGATTAACGATGAGGCCGAATCTGCGCTGCTCTCGTCAATCATGTCCAACAACCGACTGATCGACACGGCCAGCGAATTGATCACTGCCGATGACTTTGGCATGCCGGTCCTTGGCCNCATCTTCGCCTCCATTGTCCAGCTAAACGTGCAAGGCCGCGCTGCCAACCCAGTCACGCTCAAGCCCATTTATGAGAATGACCCGGACCTTGAGCCATTTGGGGGCATGTCCTTCCTGACCAACCTGACCGGCAACGTCGCCTTTTACAATGTGCGGTCCTTGGCTGAGCAGATCGCGGAATTGGCCAAGCGCCGCCGCCTGCTGGTCGAGATCGAACTGGCGCGGGCTGAGTTGCTGGAATTCTCCACCGAGGAGGACAGCGCCGCCATCATGTCGCGTCTCGAAAGCGCCATCAGCGCTGAGGACGGGAAAAGTGACGGGGTGGTGGAGTCTACTGCGGCTCAAGCATTCGAAGCCATGATGGCGGGGTATGAGCGCCCGAAGCATGGGGTCACCTGCCATGTAATAGAAACGCTGGACATGGTGGCGGGGCCTGTTCGCGCAGGCCAGATGGCGATCCTTGGTGGCCGTCCCGGTATGGGTAAATCAGCCGTCGCGCTTTCCTATGCGCGGGGAGCGGCTAAGGCTGGTCATGGCGTCCTCTTCATCTCCCTCGAAATGAACGAGGAGGAGTTGATGCAGCGCATGGTCGCGGATGCATCCTTTGATGGCCAGCAGGGTATTTTTTACAATGTGATGCGCGACGGCCCGATGCGTGAGCCGCGCTGGCTGCGCGATAAGATTTGGAACATTGGCGGAGAACTCAAAGCCCTGCCGCTGACGATTGTCGCAGCCGGGTCGATGAAGATTGGCCGCTTGTCGAGCCTGATCCGCCGCCATCAGCGCCGCTTCGAAGCGTTGGGGCAGACCTTGGATTTGGTCGTGATCGACTATCTCCAATTGCTTTCGCCTGACCGCAAGACGAACAGCACCTATGAGGCGGTGTCGGACGTTTCCCGCGCCATCAAGGGCATGGCGATGCGATACCGCGTCGGCATCATGGCGCTGGCCCAGTTGAGCCGCACAGTTGAACAGAGGACGGACAAGCGCCCGGTTCTTTCCGATCTGCGCGACAGCGGCCAGATCGAACAGGACGCGGACACCATCATCTTCGCCTATCGCGATGCCTATTATCTCGCACAGTCAGAGCCTGACCAGCACGATCCCAAATGGATCGAGTGGAAACAGGGCATGGAGGTGCTTGAACATCGGCTGGACCTGATCGTCGCCAAGCGGCGCAACGGCACGACAGGGACCGCTAAGGCGCAATTTTATGGGGCCTTTCAGGCTGTCAGGGGCCAAGCATGAGCAAGAAGCCGCAAGCCATGCCACTGTTTGCTGATGCCTATATGGCGGACACCATGCACCTGACGCTTGAGGAACATGGAGCATATCTTCGCCTGCTCATGCTGGCATGGCGCACTGAAGATTGCACCCTGCCAAATGACGACAAACGGCTCTGCCGCATGCTTGGGATCAACGGTCCAAAGTGGAAGAAATTGAAGCCGGTTGTCATGGATTTTTGGACACTGGACGGGGATCGGTGGAATCAAAAGCGCCTCAAAAAAGAGCGTTTTTATGTCGAAAATAAATGCAAAAAAAATGCGGAAAACATCAAGGGTAGGTGGTCGCAAGTTACTGAAAAGGCCCAATCAGGCGCATACGATGGGGGATACCAAATCGATACCCCTCCACCTCCACCTCTAATAGAAGCTAAAGCTTCTATAGAAAATGACCCCGAAGTTGAGTTTGGTCTGGTTGCCGATGCTGCTCGGTTAGCTGGTATCTCAAGCCCCAACCAAGGGACCATCGTCCAGCAATCGCTGCTGATCCGAAAATGGGTAAAGGCTGGGGCCAGTGCCGACCTGATCCGCCAAACCATCGCCGGAATTATGGCCAAGGGCATCACGCCGCGCACCTTGGCATATTTCACACCAGCAATTGAGGACGCAATCACCTCCACCCTTCCGAAAGCAAAAATGGATGCATCCGCCGAGATGATCCTGAAGCGCCTGAAGGTGGGGGCGTGACGTGCCGCCAAACAGGGGGCAACAGCCGCAATGGTCAGCGGTTGATATCGTTTATCGCGGCGGGGTCGTTGTGCGCGACGTTGACCCCTCCAAGCGGCGCTGGAAGCCTTGGCCGGGGAATGAGGACGACGATTTCAACATTGATCGCTGGCAACCGTCCGCTGGCGCAGTTCGAACGGGGGATTGATGCATGATTGTGGCAATGGTCATTTATCTGGTCGTCGGCCTTTGGCTGGCTTGGAAGATCTTCATGGAGGACGCGGCCAATAGCGCTGAGCAGGAACGTTCGCTCTGGGAGTTGGCCGGGAACGGAGCAGGGCTTGGCCTGATCATCGTTGCATGGTTCCCGCTGGTTCTCTGGTTCACCATTTCGGGGTGGGGGGCAGACGATGACTGACGACCTGTTCGCGTCGGTAGACGGCCACTCCCAGATCGACAAGGCTCCACCCGTCATAGCGATGGACCCTGAGCGCCAACTCGCCACGATCATCCGCGTGTGGAACCGCAGCGACCGGGATGTGCGACAGGACTTCCTTGAGATGGCGTCCGAAGCAGATGGGGGGTTGATCGAGCCATGACAATTTACATGACAGATAAGCCGCAGGACTTCGAAATCGCGTTTGTCTGGCGCGGCTGGCGGTTCATTGAGAACGCGTTCGGCGCACGCACTTCCATCAACAAACGATGGAAGCAGGAAGCCTCGCCACACCTCGACCATGTCCGCAGCGCCTTCCGCAAGGCCGAGCGTGCGGACCCGTCGCTACGAGCAACTCAATCGCGGGTCGAGCAATGGCTGGACGCGCATCATTCTGAACTTGGCTGTGCGCCGAGGACTTTGTTGGAGGTAAAATGACCGAATTCTGCGGACCTATAAAAATCGACACGCGCAAAATAGCGGCATTGATCCCATATGTGGCCAACTCGCGAACCCATTCGGACACGCAAGTCGCGCAGATCGCGGCCAGCATTAAGGAATTCGGCTGGACGAATCCGATCCTGATCGCGGGAGATGATAGCGTCATCGCTGGCCACGGACGGCTCTTAGCGGCGCGAAAGTTGGGGATGGGATACTGTCCCCGTCACTTGTGTTGGAGTCACCTCACCAAAGCCCAACAGCGGGCGCTGGTGATCGCGGATAACAAGCTGGCCCTCAACGCCGGATGGGACGAGGCGCTGCTCTCAAGCGAGATTGCGGGCCTCGTCGATGATGGGTTCGACTTAACGCTGCTTGGCTTTGATAACGACGAACTGGCGGCGCTGCTGGCCGAGGACGCGACCGAGGGCTTAACCGACGAGGACGCGGTTCCTGATGTTCCAGCGGTCCCGGTTACGGTCGAGGGCGACGTTTGGCTGCTCGGGAAGCATCGGCTTATGTGTGGGGATAGCACGAGCATGACAGCCTTCTCCAAACTGATGGATGGAGAACGCGCCGACATGATCTTTACCGACCCGCCATACGGCATGGCTTACGGTGGAGGGCGCGCGGCGGGCGACCACGCGCTCGATAAAAAGACCGGCGGCGTAAAGATAAAATCTCACGGAATGATCATGAATGATGATCTGCAAGGCGACGATCTAATCGCGCTGGTGCGAGACGCAATAGCAACCTCAACCGCAGCAATGAAGGACGGCGGCGCGCTTTATGCATGCTTCACTTGGCGCACATATGCCGAGTTTGAGGCTGGCCTTGAGAGTTGTGGCCATAAGGTAAAAGCATGCATCGTATGGGACAAAAAATCTATCGGGCTAGGCAATTCTCACTATCGCCCGCAGCATGAATTTATCTTTTACTGCGGCGGAACTTGGTTCGGAAATAAGGCGCAGTCTGACGTTTGGCACATGAGCCGAGGCGCGACTGGCGAGTATGTTCATCCGACCCAAAAGCCGGTCGAACTTATCGAGCGCGCCCTAGAAAATAGCAGCAAGGGCGGCGACGTTGTCATCGACTGCTTTGGCGGCAGCGGTTCAACATTGATAGCTTGCGAGAAAAACAATCGCCACGCCCGCCTGATGGAACTCGACCCCAAATATTGCGATGTGATCGTCAAGCGCTGGCAGGAGTTCACTGGGCATCAGGCCACGCTTGAGGCGACCGGCGCGGCCTTTGATGAGTTGGCCACTGAACGCAAGGCGGCTGCGTAATGCCTGCTGGTCGCCCTGCATGGGAACCGACCGATGCCGAAAGGCGGGTGGTCGAGCATTATGTGTCGATTGGCTTCACGCATGAGCAGATCGGGCTAATCATGGAGAAGTCGGTCGACAGCCTCACACGCCATTGCCGACGGGAACTCGACGCGGGCAAACTGAAAGCCCACGCGCAGATCGGCGGGAAACTCTACAGCGAGGCCATGAAGGGCAACACCGCGCTGCTGATCTTTTATGCTAAGACCCAGATGGGATGGAAGGAGACGGTCAGGAACGAGCATTCGGGGCTGGATGGAGCGCCGATAGCTGTGCGGGACGTTTCAGCCTTAACCGACGCGCAATTAGAGGCGCTCTCATTGTTGGGCTATGATGAATCCAAATGAAGCCCGCGCTATTGCCATCGCCGCAACGCGCGAACTGTCCAAGCGATCCCTCGCTAATTTCGCGAAGAAGGCATGGCATGTGCTGGAGCCTGCTGCCGAGTTGAAATGGGGATGGGCGCTCGATGCGATCTGCGAACATCTGGAAGCGGTGTCGGCTGGCGAGATCAAGCGCCTGTTAATGAACGTGCCTCCCGGTTCGATGAAGTCCCTGCTGACGGGTGTGATCTGGCCTGCATGGGAATGGGGGCCACGCAACGACCCGGCGCTGCGCTTCCTTGGCACAGCACACAAGCAAGACCTCGCGGTGCGCGATAACCTCAAATGCCGCCGCCTGATTCAATCCCAATGGTATCAACGCCACTGGCCCATTGTCCTGACCAGCGACCAGAACGCCAAGACCAAGTTCGAAAACGCCCACACCGGATTCCGCGAGGCGATGGCCTTCACTAGCATGACCGGGTCGCGCGGTGACAGGGTGCTTTTGGATGATCCCCATTCGGTTGACGATGCGAACAGCCCAGTGAGGTTGGCGGCAGATATCACGACATTCCGCGAGGCCCTGCCAAGCCGGGTCAACAACGATCAATCGGCCATCGTCTGCATCATGCAGCGGTTGAACGAGAACGATGTATCCTCGGTGGCGATGGACCTCGGATATGATCATCTAATGATTCCGATGCGCTACGAGCAAGGCCGCACCAGCGTCACCTCGATAGGGTGGACCGACCCGCGCCGGGTTGAGGGCGAGTTGATGTTCCCTGAGCGTTTCCCTGAATCGCAGGTCGTCGATTTGGAAAAGACGCTTGGCTCCTACGCCACTGCGGGCCAGTTGCAGCAGCGCCCTGCGCCGCGCGACGGGGGCCTGTTCAAGCGGTCATGGTTTGAGCCGGTGTCCGCCCTGCCGACGGGCCTGCGCTCCGTGCGCGGGTGGGATATGGCCGCGACCGCCAAGACAACCAGTAATAACCCTGACTGGACTGCTGGCGTTCTTATGTCCCGCACCCGCGACGGCCTGTTCATCATTCGACATTGCAACCGATTCCAAGGGTCGCCGATGGACGTGGAAAGGGGCATCATCGGGCAGGCGAAGATCGACGGCACCGCCACCCGCGTCCGCATCGCGCAAGACCCCGGACAGGCAGGCAAGGCGCAGGCCGAGCAGATGGTGCGTAAGCTGTCGGGCTATCCGGTGACGGTCGAGCGGCCAACCGGCGACAAAGCCACCCGCGCCGCTCCGTTCGCCTCGCAGGCCGAGGCGGGCAACGTGCGGATATTGGTGACCGGCGATGCGATACAGGACGCATGGATTGAGCCATTCCTTGCTGAGTTGTGCCTGTTCCCTGCCGGGGCGCACGATGATCAGGTGGATGCTGCCGCTGATGCGTTTAATGAACTGGCGATTGCGGGCCAGTCATGGGCGGGCCTGTTCTAAAGCATGTCCGTAGCGCGTGGGCCTGATCCCGCCATGATGGGGGCATGAGCAAAGTCGTCCCTTTCCGAGACCGCATGGCCTACGTTCGCGATGGCTTGGCCAATATTTTAACCGGGCGCGGGACCAGCGTGGACCGGCGCAGTGGCAACGCTTGGTGGTTTGTCCCCAAGACCTGCGACGAAATCAGCAGTGCATATCGGGCAAACTGGCTGGTGAAAAAGGCCATCAACGCGCCCGCGCAAGACATGGTGCGCGAGTGGCGCGACTGGCAGGCTGAGAACGCCGACATTGAAAAGTTGGAAGCGGAAGAGAAGCGCCTGCGCGTGCGGGAGCATATCCTGCAAGGGCTGGTCTATGGCCGCATGGGCGGCGGGATTGTCCTTATTGGTCTGGAAAACCAAGACCCGGCGATGCCCGCTCAACCGGGGCGCGTGATGTATCTCAAGGCACTGTCGCGGTGGAGTGTCACGCTTGGAGGCGAGGACACCGATCCCGCCTCGCCGACCTTCGGCCAGCCGCTGTATTTCGGGATCACCGGCAATAGCGGCACAGTGCAGGTGCATCCCTCGCGTGTGCTGGTGTTCACTGGTGAGCCGGTCCCGCGCACACCTCAAATTTCATGGCAGGACTCCTTCTGGGGTGATAGCGCCCTCGACGCGATTGATGACGCGGTGCAGAACGCCACAACGGCTAGTGATGGCTTCGCCAGCCTGATTGATGAGGCCAAGGTTGATGTGTTCCGCTTTGACGGCCTGATCGAGCAATTAGCGGTCGGCGCAGAGGGTGAGGCTGCGCTTACCGCACGCATCAACACCATGACCGGAGCCAAATCGACGCACCGCGCCGTCATCCTCGACAAGAACGATGAATGGGAGCAGCGCCAGATCAATTGGAGCGGGATGCCTGAAATCATCCGCGCCTATTACGCGCTGGTCGCGGGTGCCGCCGATATTCCCGCCACGCGCCTGCTGGGTAAATCGCCCGACGGCATGAACGCAACCGGCGACGGCGATCTCAAGAATTATTGGTCGTCCATCAAATCGCGCCAAGATATGCACCTGCGCCCGATCCTCGACCAGCTTGACGCGCTTATCATGCCCGATCTGGGCGTGTCGGGTGATGCTTATTGGGAGTTCGCGCCGCTCGACACACCGAGCAGCAAGGAACTGGCTGAAATCGACAAGATGCAGGCTGAAACGGCGGGCCTCTATGCGACCAACGCGCTCGTGCCGACCGACGCGCTGGAAAGGGCGGTGCAGAACCGCATGGTTGAGGGCGGTCAGTGGCCGGGGCTGGAAGATGCCCTGATCGAGTTCCCCGATGTGGGAGGCGACGGCACTGATCCGAGCGCATTGGTTATGGCAGCGAAAGGAGGTGATCCAGTTATCTCTGCGGCTGCTGGTGGGGGGAATGGGAACCCCACCAGCGCGAACGACGCTGCGCCGCGCACGCTCTATGTCAGCCGCAAGGTCGTCAACGTCGCTGAAATTAAAGCATGGGCCAAGGCACAGGGTCTGCCCGCGCTGCAAGGCGACCTGCATGTCACCATCACCCATTCGCGCCAGCCACTCGACTGGATGAAGGTCGATGGCGACTGGAATTCTGGCGGCGATGGCACGCTTGAGATTGCGCCGGGTGGTGTTCGCATTGTTGAGGCGCTTGGTGATCGGACTGCGGTCCTCCTGTTCACCTCGTCGCAGTTGTCTTGGCGGCATGAGCAGATCATTCGCGCGGGCGCATCTTACGATTTCCCGGAATATCAGCCGCATATCAGCCTGACGGGTGAGCCTGTAGATCTGACAAACGTCGTGCCATATCGCGGCAAGATCGTGCTTGGCCCTGAGATTTTTGAGGAACTCAAGGGGGCAGAATAATGTCCTTCGACATTCCATCCCTGTTGGCGCGTCGGAAGCGCAAACGCCCGACCACGCTGCGCCCAATCATCCCCACCGCTTCGCAGGCGCTGGACCTGAGTGAGATATACCAGCCCGCACTGGATATATGGGCGCAGGCAAAAGACAGCATCCTTGCGGGATATACGGTGACGACCGACAGCCTGACGGTTGACAGCCCTTCCGATATTTCCCGCGAGATTGACAAAGCCGCCAGTGAATTTGACCGGCTGGTGCTGTCGTTCAGCGTCAACGCACGGCGTTGGGCGGTCAAGGTCGAGCAATGGCATCGGTCGCAATGGGCCGGGTCTGTGCTGGCCGGGACGCAGATCGACCTCAAGGCATTGTTGACCAGTGCACCGGTCGCTGAAACAGTCGATGCGTTCATTGCCCGTAATGTCGCACTGGTCCGCGATGTGTCCGCGCAGGCGCAATCGCGGATCTCGGATGCGGTGTTTCGGGGATATCAGAACCGCACGCCGGTGCGCGAGGTGGCCAAGCAGATCGATGAGGCTGTAGGTCTAGGCAGGCAGCGTGCCGTGCGGATCGCAAGTGACCAGAGCAAGAAGATCAGTGCTGCGCTCGACCGGGAACGGCAGGCCGAGGCGGGGATAGATCAATTCAAATGGCGGCATTCTGGCAAGCTGCACCCGCGCCTCGACCACAAGGCCCGCGACGGGATTATCTATGCATGGGCAGACCCTCCTTCGGAATTGCCGGGGGAGCTGCCTTGGTGCGGTTGCCGCGCCCAAGCCTATATCCCGCTCATGGACGAAGTCGCCGCCTAGCGCCGTCCGTAGCGAGGGCAATGCCCGCTGCTCAATATACGGATCATGGACTTTTATGATGCCTTGACCGTTGACGGAGCCGCCCGCATTTGCCGGGACGGTTCGCTTGTCGCCAGCGTGCGGGCTGCGCGGATTGGCGTGCAGCAGTATCTGGGCAGCGAGGTTGACCCCAACAACGAGCATGGCCTGCGCGATATGGCGGTCGTCAATGTGGACCGGCCAGAGGAAGAGGTGTTCTCAGTTGATAGCCTCGCCTCGTTTGCGGCTGCGCCGGTTACGATTGATCACCCCACTGTGGCGGTGGACGCGTCGAACTGGAAGCGGCTCGGCGTTGGTGAAATCAACGGCGACATTGCCCGCGACGGCCAGTTCGTTCGCGTGCCGATCATTGTGCGCGATGCCGCATCGGTGGCCAAGGTCAGCACCACCCACAAGCAATTGAGCATGGGCTATTCCTGCCAGTTGGACTTCTCTCCGCGCACGTTGGCAGATGGCACGACCATCCACGCCACGCAGCGCAACATCAAAATCAACCACATCGCCGCAGTTCGGGCCGCAAGGGGCGGGCCAGAACTCAAGATTAGCGACGAACGTCCTGCCCCTATCTTGGAGAAGCACATGAAAAAGATCGTTCTCGACGGTCTGCAAGTCGATTTGTCGGACGCGGATGCCGTCGCTGCCGCGATCTCGAAATTGCAGGACAAGATTGCCGCAGCCGATGTGGCTCTGGTGGATGCCAACACCGCGCATGACAAGGCGATGGCAGCAAAGGATGCTGAAATTGATGGCTTGAAGGCTCAGGTGGTCGATCAGGCGCAGATTGATGCGCTGGCCGATGCCAAGGCCGAAGTCGTGGGCAAGGGCAAGACCCTGCTCGGTGACAAAATGCCAGAGACTGCTGGCAAGTCGGTCGCTGATGTGCGCCGCATGGTTGTTGCTGCCAAGTTGGGAGATGCAGCCGTTGCCGACAAGTCCGACGATTATGTCGAAGCCCGCTTCGATGGCCTGACCGCTGATTCCAAGCCAGCCGCCGTCGATGCTCTTGCCAATGTTATCAAGTCGGGCGTGCGCCCGGTGATGGATAGCGCGGCGATCCGCGATCACGCGCGTGCTTCGCGCTACGCAAACTAAGGGGAAATTAAATGGCTGAACTTCAGACCACCTACCTCACCAATCTGGCCTCCGGTTTTGCCGGTCAGGTTGCGAACGGTGAAAACTCCAACCGCATCTCGCGCACTGTCGAGGATGCTGGCGGCATTGGCTTCGGCACCCCGGTCTATCGTGGTTCGGGTGATCGCGGCTGCACCGCCACTGTCGGCACGCTGGCCACCTTCCTTGGCTTCACCATCGCGCATGAGGCACTCGGCCTCGTCGCGGGCGGCACGGCTGATGAATATGCACAGTATGACTCGGCAGGCATCCTGACGAGCGGCGCGATCTATGTCGCGGTCAAGGGTGCGGTCACTGACGGCGCAGCACTGACTGTCGGCGCAGGCGCGGGCTTGGCTGACCTGATCGGTGCGACTGCCGCAGACGCTACACACATCGCAACCGGATGGATCGCAGACGAAACCGTCACCGACGGCATCTGCCGCATCGTCAAGCGTTAAGGGGATTTGAGAAAATGAACGCACTCACGCACAACTTCGCCGACGCGCAGGGCAAGGTCGATTTCGCTGCATGGTCGCTGCATGACGGCCAGATCGCGGCGACCTTCGCTGACCGCACGCAGGAATTCATGGTCGACGCACAAGTCGGTCGCGCCTTCCTGACCCCGCAACTTCACCGCATCGAAACCGAAGTCTATATGCGGAAGTATCCGTCGTTTGACTTCGCCTCACTCATGACAGTCAACACCGATGGCGACATGTGGGACGTTGGCACGACCTTCTACAGCATGGACAATGTCGGCAAGGCCGAGTTTCTGTCGGGCAAAGGCTTCGACATGCCTTACGCTGCCAACCTCATGGACCAGAAAACCCACGCCTTCCACCTCGCGGGGATCGGTTACGAGTGGACGGTGCAGGAAATGCAGCGTGCCGCCAAGTTGGGCCGTTCGCTCTCCGCCGACAAGGCGATGGCTGCTGATCAGGCCGCGCAGGCGTTCCTCTGGTCGGTTGCTGTAACCGGCAAGACGCCGGGTGCCGCTGCATCTGAAAAGGGTTGGACCGGCCTCGTCAACAATGGCTCGGCTCCGTCCGCGCAGGTTGCCAATGACGGCACTGGCCCGTCGCGCTTGTGGTCGGCAAAATCCGACACGCTGGTGTTGCGCGATGTCAACGAGGCAATTACCGCTGTGCACACCGGCACTGGTGAAACCCACGTTGCCAATACGCTACTCCTGCCGACAACCGCCTATCAGGAAGCCGCCAGCCGCCGCCTCGGTGACACCACCGACACGCTGTTGTCGTTCTTGCAGGCCAACAACGCTTACACCGCGCTCACTGGCCAGCCGCTCACCATCCGCGCCACCCGCGCACTGGAAACCGCAGGCACGGGCGACACCCGTCGCCTTGTCGCCTACGACAACAGCCGTGAAGTGGTCCGATTCCACCTTCCGGGGCCGCATGAGTTCCTGCCGCCATTCCAGAAGGGCAGCATGACCTATGAGGTTGGCGGTATCATGAACGTCGGCGGCACGGAAATCCGCCTGCCGAAGGCTGTGGTGTATCGCGACAGTTTCTAAGCCCGAATCCTCTCCTTGGGCATGACTGGGGCGGTTCGGTTCAGGCTGAACCGCCCTTTTTTATAAGAGGCACGACATGATTATTCGAAACATCACGGACGGCCCGAAGGGCATCCATATCAAGGGATCATCTGCGATCCTTACGCTTGAGCCGGGTCAGGCTAGTGGCGAAGTCGAACTCGCGGACGGCGAGAGCATTGACGAAAACGGCTGGTTCGAAGTGGTCGCTGATCTTGATGATGACGCGCCTGCCAAAAAAGCATCAGCCCGCACAAAGAAGGAGGCTGAATAATGTCCATTTCCAACACCACCGAAAATGCACTCATGTTGTTGATTTTCAACGCAACGGCATGGGGCAACTATGCCGACAACGCGGCCACCTCGCCACAGACCAACGTACATGTGGCCCTTCATACCGGCGATCCCGGCGAAGCTGGCGACATGACCACGACCGAAGCGACCTACACCAGTTATGCGCGTGTCAACGTGGCTCGGACTTCTGGCGGCTGGACTGTGGCGGCAAATAGCGTTTCGCCTGTTGCCACGATTTCGTTTCCGGCTGGTACGGGCGGCTCTGGCACGGTGTCCTACTTCTCGACGGGTAAGACGGGTGGCGGTGCAACTCCGATCCTGTTTAGCGGTACGGTGTCCCCCTCGATTGTGACTGGTAACGGGGTAACGCCACAGTTGACGACTTCCACCGCGATCACGTTGGACTAATCCGATGTCTGCGGCGGCTTTTCGCAAACTGCTTGAAGCGGGAGATGTGGACGGGCTACGCTCGGCATGGGCAACCATTGCGCCACATCTCCCTCAATTGGAAAGCCGCGACCAAGCGGAAATCGTGATGCACCGCGCCCGCACGGAATCGGAAACCGTGCATTTCAAGGCGCGGGCATATTCGCACCGCTGGTTGATTGAGCGTGATCTGCCGTCAGGGTTGCCGGATCACCTCAAACCCAACGCGGAACAACTTTGCCCAACTTTCGCGCAGGCCGTTGGTATTTCCGTCAATGTCCGCAATGAGTATCTAAAGCCGGTCGCTGCCGAAGTCGAAAAGGCAATGGCCTATGCGGTTGAGGATGCGTTTGCAGATAATCGGAAAGACCCGGCGTTTGTATCGCAGCGGATGCAGGAAGCTAAGGCGCGGACATTCAAAGCGCTGATTGGCTGATGACCTTGCCGCATCTCTTTGGCTGGACGGCGGT